TTTATATCTGGAGTATTTATGTCAGATGATCCTATAGAAAAACCTTGCATGGCTTTATTTTCTTCATCTCCCCCACTTAAACCACCTAAAGCACTAGCAATTTTTCCAAAATCCATACCTCCACCAGTACCTCCACCAACACTACCGCCAGTAAAAAAATTAACTATGCCACCATTCATGTAACTTGAAACATCAAAATCTTTATCATCTCTAAGTCCAGGAAGTAATTTTTTTAATAATGCTATTCCACCTAATGTTTTTAAAATTTTCTTGTGTGATTTCTTCATAACTAAATTATATACAATATTGTTTTAAGTGTACCATTTTTTCTATGTATCATCTCTTATGAGGTTGTTACATTAATTGATATGTTTCCATCTGTCTTAACAGAAACAGATCCTAGTGATGCAGTTGTCTCGAAGCCTTGTGGATTCTTCGGAGTGTGTAACTGTACCCATTGGTTGCCTATATATACTTGTAAAACACCAATAGATGTATTCCATATTACATCACCTACGTTAAAAGCTAAAGTAGAAATTTGAGAATCATTAAACTGTGGTGTTGAGCTAGGATCGAATGTTCCTAGGTTTAACTCAAGGATTCTTATTAATCTGTTGAATACATTAGCATCAACCTCACCACTTGCTTGAGGTAATCTACTTGCAAGAAGCTTGGCCATTATCTTCTGCCGTCAGTTCTAATATCAATCCTGTTTGCACCTAGTCTCCATTTAAAACCAGTTCTTAATCCTGTTGCTGCATCATCATCTGATTGAACTCTAAGAACAAGCTGTCTGCCTCTAGCACGAGTAAATGTTTGTTGAGTAGTGCTTGTAATATTGTTAGTTGAATTAGTTGTTAAGCTTTCTCCAGGAAAGTTACGAGTTTTTAATACAAAATTGATCTGTCCATCTGTAGGTGTTGTACCAAAAAATTTAACATCTGGAATAATTCTGCTAACAAAACCCAGTTGATTACCTTCTTCTATATCTATATCACCAGACTCTATGAAAACATTATCCATAGGTGATCCGTCATCATCATCAGTGCTTTCATGTATATATACATAGCCATCACCATCGCTGTCTTTACCTGTAGCTCTAGGCTTTTCAAATACACCATCATCTATCCATGCTGTTCTTGATAGATTGCCTATGCTCCATGCACCTTCTAGGTAGTTATAAGTTACATACCTATCTATCTCTTCAGAAGAAGAAGAACAATAGAACCAACCAACCTCATTAAATTCTCTGTTAGTAAAAGCTAATGTTTTAAATGATTGAGTAGTATTAATATCATCTAATACATAATTTAATACGCTACAAACTAATCTTTTAACTGATCCTGAGTAAGTATAGAAGCCATCTCTAGCCATCCAATAGACACCATCTGGTGCGTTGATCATGCCGTTAGGAGATATAAGACCTACATTCTCATTAACTAGGTTTAATCCAAAAGTAAACGGAGCACCAATAAATTGCATACTATACAAAGAAGTATCAGTCCATATAAGTATTTCTTGTCTTGATCTTAATCCGCCAACTATCTGCGATCCAGATGAAAGTCTTAGTGACCCTGCGGTATTAGTAGCTGTTGGCTCCCATTCTGTAACGCTTTCTTGATCTGAGAATGCTATAAGCAAAGGATCTATAGAACCAGACCTAGAGCTACCAACAATAGGATCAGCACCTAAAACAATTACGTGTCTATCAATATCGCTTACTATGGTTTGCAAACCTTTTGTTGGTGCAAGATTAGCACCACTTAAAGTGCTAATAGCTACAGCTCTGTTATCTGTACCACTAGATTCATCCCAATAGTAAACACCACCAGCTCTAGGATTAAAGATAAGATCTTCTCCAAACGCATCGTGTGACCAAAGCCTTAACTGTCCTACTTCTGATAAAGCAACAGAAGAACCCCATGTACTTGTACCCCATGTGCCTGCACCCCAACCTGTTGATGGCACATACACATCTAATCCTACGTTTATTTGATAGGCTGCATCAGCACCTGATCCACCATTACCTGTATCACTTCCATTTGCTGTGGCTGTTGCTGTAAAAGTAAATGTATCTGCACTTGGTATAGAAGTTATTTGATACTCTTTATTTAAAACTGTTGCTGTTATGTTACCGCCAAGACTTACTGCACCACTAATAGTTACAAAATCATTTACTACAGCTCCATGTGCATTGTCAGTTGCGGTTATAGTTGCACTGCCGTTAGTAGCAGAAAAAACAATACCATTAGTAGTCGTGGCTCTAATAGGTGTTACATCAAAATAATTTGATCCAAGATTAACGTAATATTTAAAAGTTGTTCCTAGTCCCATATACTTTGTAGAGTCTAAATCAACCCATGCTAACAGTGCTCTGCCTGTTCCTAAGTAAGAGTTGTTGTTTGATTTTTCCCAACCTCCTATTTTTTCTGGTAATCCTTTTCTAAATCTAACTAAATTACCGTCAGCCCAACCGCCTTTATCTACAAGATCAGTCATCTCTTTATTGATTCCTGGGGTAAATTGTAATTTACTTAACGGCATATTAAACCTCGTGCCATTCCTTACCTTCAAATAGTAAGGCTTCTGCCTCTCTACGTCTGATAAGTCCTTGTAAAACCTTACCGCCTGCTTTATTCCAACGCTTTATTTGAGCTGGAACATCATCATATTCTTTATTGTTTAACACTTTAAGCATGGTTGAGGCTTTTAAGTTAGCAGGCCCTAGGTTAAATACCCAAGATACTAAAGCATCAAATTGATTTTGATCAAGATCAACAGTAACGCTATCTTTAACATAACCTTCAAACTCTTTTATATCTTGATCTAATATTTCTTCTGCTTCTTTTTGACAAACTAAATCACCTTCTTTAACTCCAGCAGTATGACCATATCCTATTGTCCATACGCCTGCTGCACATTTGTAAGCATTGTATTCAACACCTTCAAACTTTTTAATTAAACTTAATCCTTCTTGCGATATATTCATATTTTTACTCCCCTTCTTTTGTAGTAACTTTTTTGTAATAGACAACAACTTCTTTAAGTTCATTTATATACCTCTTTAATTCCTGCATATTATATGACATGAGCTCGTAATCGGGCACAGACATAGCTAAGAATACCACTTGACCTTGGTCTTTCTCAACTCTTGCTAAAAACTCTTCTAAATTTTTATCTGATACTACATACCAATACGGATCTTTTAGATCTATTTCTCTAGGCATTACAGGTTGAACTATAGTTCTTTCTATAGGTTTAGATATAACCTCAACCTGTTGTTTACTTGGTATCAGGCTGCAACTGCAAGCCATCATCAAGACTGTCAATGTTACGGCTGTCTTCTTCAATGCTATCAAATACATCTTTAGTTCCTTTGTTTACTCTTGGTTCAATCAAACCTGGTTTAGCTGCGGCTAATTTAGTTAAGTTATGTCGTTTAAATATGTCAAGGTATCTTGACATCTCTTGTTGAATCTCTTGATTTCTACTTTGTAAGTCTAGTAAGCTCGATGTTTGTAAAGCAAAATCATTTTGTAATGATTCTATTGCTAACCTTTGTTCTTGGTTTCTTAGTTCAAAAGCTTGATTAAGAGCAGAAAGTTTAGAGTTTTCATTCCATAGTAAATAAGTAGCTAATCCCATAACTACTATAATTCCTATCAAAACTTTAGACATTAACTAATAACCTGCGACAAAACTATTGATACTAGTATGAATGGATACACAGCCCAAATCATATTCTCTAGCTTATCAAAACGCTTTGCACCGTCTTCTAGTCTTTTATCAATACTTTTATATAATGCTTTGCATTCTCTTTCATGAGATTCTATTGCAGTAAGTGCGTCTTTTGCTGTTGCCATATTTTTCCTCAAATTGTATATACGTTTAAAGATTTTTCTTTACCTTTAACTTTAATTGCTTCTAAAGATTTTAACTCAAAACTACAGTTTTTGGCAGTCTCTTCTCCTATAAGTATATCAACACCAGCTTCTTTTGTACCAGATTCAAGTCGAGCCGCTATATTTACGCAGTCTCCAATAGCTGAAAAGTCAAATCTAGTATCAGATCCCATGTTACCTACCACAGCTGTACCAGTATTTACTCCCACCCCAATAGCAATCTCATGTGATAATTCTTTATTAAGTTCTTTTATACGATCCTGCATTTCGATAGCAGTCTTTACTGCTTTGTCTTCGTGATCTTCTAAATCTAAAGGTGCTGAGAATATAGCCATGCAAGCATCACCAATAAATTTATCTACCATGCCTCCATTTTTTTGTACGCATTCTACTTGTACTGTTAATGCTTTGTTCATTATCTCAGTAACTTCTTCTGGTTTTAGTTTTTCTGAAAGACTGGTAAAGCCTCTAACATCTGTAAACAAAAATGTAGCGTATCTTTTTTCGCCACCAAGTTTTAATAGATTAGGATTATCTTGTAGTTGTTTAACTTGTCTTGGATCAAGATAATGTTCAAATTGTTTTTTAATTAATTGACGTAACTTAAACTGTTTTCTAAAGTTTATATAGAAGGCAATAGCTCCAGTTATAAATTGTGATATAAAAGTCCACGAAAAATCTATTAAATAACCCTTCTGAATGCTGTAAGCTCCTGTAAAGCCTGTGGTTAAAAGCAAAATCACAGCTATACTTACGCCCTTAGTTACACCAAGATAATTTATTACAAGCCATGTCAATGACACAAAAATTCCAAAAATTAAAATTTCCAAAGCTAAGGCAAAATCTGGAATTATTGGAGAGTTTTGTATCAAGATTGACTCAGATAATGCTGCTTGAATCTTATGTGGTTCTAATAAACCAACTGGAGTTGCAACTTGTGGCATCACTCCGTTAGCAGTTACGCCAACAAAAACAAACTTACCTGCAACATTCATTTCTTTTAAATCAGTTTGTGGTGTATCTACCCAACTGATCCATTTACGACCAAG